AAGCATAATAATATTCCGAGGAACATAGGTAATGGCAAGGAAATCCATTAAGAGTAACTACTATCTCTTTGATGCTTCTGCGAGAGAAGTTGTCATCCCTGGTGGTGTTCAAAGGGAGCAGTTGATTCTTATTACAAACGTAACGAGTAATAAGATAATCTATAATTTCTCGGATCCTGAACTTACTGCAACTGAGTATCATATCTCAACGGATATTAGAAATAAGACAACGACTAGAATTGTTTTGTCATATGATACATCATCTATGTCTGACACTGACAAGTTGCAGATTGTCTATGATGACTTTGAAGAGACTGTAAAACCAGCAGAAACATATTTTGACTCTGTAAATAAGCAGAGGATGTCTCAACCTCAATCTCAGATTGATACTGACTTTGAGTATGGTACTCAGGACACCAAGTGGGAAGCGTTGGCAATGATTAACAACAACCCATTTGCTTACAAGTCTCAGAACCCAATTGTGATTACTGATGTTCAGGCAGTTCAGGGTAGTAGAGAAGTTACTGTATCTGTAAATACTAGTCTGTCTACAAGACCTCTGCCTGGTACTGCTATCTACATGCAAGATACGGTATTCCCTGGTGCTAATGGAGTCTTCATTGTTGATAGTGTAGATGGTGGAAACCCATCCAACTTTACATATACTGCTAAGTATGACTGGACTGCTGCATCTGGTGGTGTATATGATTCAGCAAGAACTGCTCTTTATAGTGGAATTCATTACACTGGATCTGAACTTGGTGGAACTATTACATTAGCAGCTGGTAGTGGAACCATGTTGGGATCTGTTCGAGTTGATTGTTCTCAGGCACATGGATTAGAAGTTGGTAATGAAATTGCTATTACTGGATCTGCTGGCACTAATGTAAACGGATCGTGGATTGTTGCTAGAGTAGAAAGTCCAACTCGCTTCTATTATTTTCCTGATGCAGCACCATCTGGATCTGTCAATACGGGAACAAAGAAACTTTATCCCAGACCACAGGGCAATTCAATTCATAGAGCGTTTGATGGTGGAGTTAAGTTTTCTACCAACTCACATTCTAAAAACCAACAAGCAATCAGACAGACAAAACGTTATTTCAGATATCAGTCTGGTAAGGGTGTAGCATTCTCAACTGGTTCTATTCTTGAACCTGCTATTGAAAATATTGATAGCATTACTGCAAGTGGAACTACAGTCACTGTTGTTTCTGTTGATTCTCACAATGTAAGCACAGATACTTTTATTGATGTTCGTGGTGTTACTGATAATAATTACAATGGAATTTATCAAGTATCTAATGTAATTGATGCTTTTACATTCCAATATACTGCTGCATCTGCTCCATCTGAAGCAGTTGCTTCTGGTGAATATACCATAACTCCTGTCAATTCTTATGGAAACAAATTAGAAATTGGCATGATGGACCAGCAGAATGGTATCTTCTTCCGTTATGCTAGTGGAACTCTTAGTGTTGTTCGTAGAACATCTACATTCCAGTTATCTGGTAAAGTATCTGTCACTAACGGAAGTACACTTGTCTCTAGTTATACTTCTGTTAATGGGCAAGGAACTAAGTTTGCTAAGCAGTTAAATCCTGGTGATTATGTTGTCATTCGTGGTTCTTCTTATCGTGTTGACGGTATCATTTCTGATACTCAGATGGTTATTTTCCCTGATTATCGTGGACCAACTGCGGGGAACGTACCTGTCACTAAAACTGTAGAAACAGAATGGGTACAGGATGACTGGAACATTGACCGTTGTGATGGTACTGGTAAGTCTGGTTATACACTAGATCCAACCAAGATGCAGATGTTCTATATGGACTACTCTTGGTATGGTGCTGGTTTCATCCGCTGGGGATTCCGTGCTCTGGATGGAGATGTTATCTATGCTCACAAGATTCCCAACAACAACCAGAACACTGAAGCATATATGAGATCAGGTAACTTACCTGCTAGATATGAAGTTAATACTATTCCACCAGCAACAACAACTACTAAGTCATTCTCAAATGCTGATGCAACATTATACGTTGCTGCTGCTCCAACGCACTTCCCAGACTCTGGAACTCTGCGTATCAAGAGAACAACAGGATCAACCACAGGTTCTCAAGAATATGTAACATACAGTGAGAAGAAAGTATTCATTCAAGATGTCATTAATGTTAATGCTGGTGATGTTATTGAGGTAGCATCAACTGTTGGACTATCTCCTGGTGGTCAGCAAACAATTACTTTTGACACACCATTCTCTAACGTTGTTGCTAATAAAACATACTATGTTGCTGCTGTTCCTTCATCAACTACCTTTAAGATTACTAATGTTATTGGAGACTCTACTGGTATAGGATTAGTGCAGCAAGTTGGATCTGCATTATCGCCATTGTCTCGTGCATCTGCTGGATCATTTATCATTTCTTCTAGAGAGCAAGCAGGTGCTACTTCTGTATCTCTGACAATGGCATCTGGTTTATCAATTGGTACGGTAAGTTCTGCAACTGGAATTCAAAGAGGACAACGTGTTGTTGGATCTGGCATTCCTGCTGATACTTTTGTACACTCTATTTCTGGAACAAGTATTCAGCTAAGTAGAGCAGTTACTAGTGCTAATCCATCTGGTCTTACCTTTGTTCCATTGGGAGCAGGTTCTGCACAAACATTTACTTATGACGCAACACAACCAACTAGTGTCGAACTCTTAGAAGCAACATCTGTTCCACAGATTTCTCACTGGGGTTCATCTGTTATTATGGATGGTCGCTATGATGATGACCGAGCATATGTTTACACGGTTGGAACTAAAACAGGTAGAACAATTGGATCTGGAGATACGAAAGCAATTCTTGCTATTCGCGTATCTCCTTCAGTTGATAACGGTATTCCTGGAGATTTTGGAGCAAGAGAATTGATCAATAGAATGCAGTTGGTTCTTCGTAGTTCGGAAATCGCTTCTACTGGTAAGTTTTTTGTTGAACTAGTTCTAAATCCAACGATTACTATTGCTGCTAACTGGGAGAATGTTGGTGGAACATCACTAGCACAGTATGCAGTTCTTGACACCAATGCTGAACTAGTTGGTGGTGAAGTTATCTATGGTTTCTATTCTGACACTGGTGTTGCTGCTTACGATCTATCACGAGTCAAGGAAATCTCTAACAGCATCCTTGGTGGTGGAACGGGACAACTATCAGTAGCTACTGGATCAAACCCAACTGGTGTATTCCCCGATGGTCCAGAAGTTCTTGCAGTTCAGGTAACAAATATCGCTGGTGGATTTGGTGGTGGCGGTAGATCTGCTGACTTTAGATTCTCTTGGACGGAGGCTCAGGCATAAATAGAGTTGCCTTACTCCTATACCTATGCTTGGCAACAAATCCAAAGCAAAGGTAGAAGAGAAAGACGACCAGCATGAAGATAAAAGTGAAGTTCTTGGTAATTTAGTGAAAGTTGTTGTACTTATTTGGTCTGCTTCTCTCCTAACCTTTAGTTACGTTCGCTTACCTAATGGTCAAAAGATCCTAGACTTTGACCCTACCTTCATCGCATCGGTCTTCTCTGGATCACTAGCTGCCTTTGGACTGTCTCCTGCTAAAGCAGGTGGTGGTGCTACCAAACCAGTAGCAAAGAAAGAACCAGAGGTTGTTTCCGCTATTGAGCCTAAGAAAGATGCAAAAGCTGATTAATCTAATCGCACTCCTATCGGGTCTGGTATCCCTATCAGTCGTTGGTGGGGGTGCTTATCTGTATCTAAACAAAGATACCCTAGTAGAAGATGCTAGAGTAAAGGTAACCAAAGCAGTTACCGAAGCAGTGACTGAGGCGCTACCTGGAATGATTGATGGTGCTATGCCTGAGATGCCTAAGATGACTGGAGGTGCAATTCCTCAAGGTGGTGCGTCCCTTCCAACGACGACTGGACCCGCTATGCCCTTCTAACCATGAACCTCTTTAACAGCAACAAAGAACAACCTAGCGACTACTTCCCCGAACCTAAGAAAGAAAAACCGTCTAAGTTTAAGATTGTAGCTGCCACTGTTGGCGCTTTGTTTGCTGTATCTCATGTAGGTCTACTTGGATATGTTATACATCAACCACGCAGGTCTGATGTTCCTGTCATCAATATTCCCAGAGGAGATTATTCATCCTACAGGATCAAAGCAGGAAGAGATGGTTATGAGATTGAGTATAAAGCAAACGATCCTGCCATCCTACGCTCAGAAAGATCACTTCAAGTAGATAAAGATAAGCGTGGATGGTTTGGACCTACCACTGAGAAGCGTAGGGAGTATCGCACAGACGAATACACCATGGACGGCACAAGGAACCTAGGAGGCGCTGCAGTAGACAGCGAGGG